AAGGTTACTGTATTTGCTGGTGAACCTGGCTCAGGTAAGAGCTATATTTGTTCAGCAAATGTTGTTCGTAATGCACAAGAACAGGGCATTTATGTTATCTTAATTGATAGCGAAAACGCGCTTGACGAAAAGTGGCTACAGGCACTAGGTGTAGATACTAATGAAGATAAATTGTTAAAACTAAATTTAGCAATGCTCGATGATGTCGCTAAGACTATTAGCGAATTCATGAAAGAATACAAAGTAATGCTACCTGAAGAACGTCCAAAAGTTCTTTTTGTTGTTGATTCATTAGGTATGTTACTTACACCAACTGACGTTAATCAATTCGAAGATGGTAATATGAAGGGTGATATGGGCCGTAAAGCCAAAGCACTCCGCGCATTGGTTAGTAATTGTGTAAATATGTTTGGCACACATAACGTTGGATTAGTTGCTACTAATCACACATATGCGAGTCAAGACATGTTTGATCCTGATGATAAAATTTCAGGAGGACAGGGGTTTATTTTTGCAAGTTCTATTGTCGTTGCTATAAAACGACGTAAACTTAAAGAAGATGAATATGGGAATAAAGTTACAGATGTTTTGGGTATACGAGCAGCATGTAAAGTTATGAAAACACGTTATTCTAAACCATTTGAATCAGTAGAGGTACAGATTCCATATTCAACAGGTATGATTACTACCTCCGGATTGGTTGACTTATTTGAGAAAAAGAGTGTATTATCTAAAGTAGGGAATAAATTATCGTATACCAGTAAGAAAACAGGTGAAGTTATTTCTGAATTTCGTAAAAACTGGACCGAAGATAAGTTAAAAACAATCATGAAAGAATGGGATCAAATATCTGTAGATAAACTCGAACCAGTTGTAGATACAGAAGAGGCATAATGGATCATCGCGCGTCGATGTTAAATAAGATTTTCCGGGCAGTGCATGACGGTGTTTGTCCAAAATGCGGTAAAGATATCCACTCAATTGGCGATCGTTATGTATGCCAAGGATGCTTTGTAGTAACCGAAGAGGAAATGGCTGCGATGTCAGCAGTTATTTCCGAATGGGGTGCAGACGCTGTAAAAGTATTCGAAGAATGGAAACAAGAATAACTTATGGAGAAATAATGGACGAAACATTAATTATGGAAATTTGGGATATATTTAAAGAATATGTTCCGGATAAAAATAAAGATACAGCAGCAAATCAATATGTTGATTTCCTTCTCGGAAAGGATGTTGATATTAATGTACTCGAAGGATTTTTAGGATATGATACACACCTCGACAGCGCAATTAGTGCTGTTGTCGATCTTGAAAATTCTCCTGAAGCTGATAGCGGCGACGATCCAGAAACTGAGGATTATTAATGACTATCTGGTATGCGAAAGTGAGTAGAGATATTACTCACCTTCCAACCTGTATTAATCATTTTTATATTGAATTATCTGCGGCTAAACTTGAAGTTAAAATCCATGGGAATATAGAAAGATTAGCTGCATCTCTTCCGGGCATTGTAGAACATCGTTTTAATCAACTTCAAGAAATTGAAGCAATATTAGAATATCTTAATATTGAACTAAGAAGAACTAGATCAAAACTTTTCAAACAGTATCTTGAAAATTACAACCGAGTGCTAGCTTCCAGAGATATTGACAAATATGTTGACGGTGAAGCTGATGTTGTTGATATGGAAAAGATTGTAAACGAATTTGCCTTATTGAGAAATCAATGGCTCGGAATCATCAAAGCAATTGATCAAAAACAATGGCAGATAACTAATATTGTTAAATTACGCACAGCAGGATTGGAAGATGCTACTCTCTAAACCTAAACCTACATTTATTGAAGATATTATTTTAATAGTAACAAACTACACTTATTGTGAGTTGGTACACCTTTCAAGCTATGAATTATCCGTATTCAATAGTATTGCTGACCAAATACATATAAATGTTGGCCTTACAGAAAAACAGAGTATATTGGTAGAACGACTACTTAAAAAACATTCAGCGGATATTAATAAAATAGGTTTTTTTAATCTTGATATTAATCTTCTTTTAGAAGAACCTAAATATAGGTTAGCTAGACGAATTTTAAACACAGAAAAAAGAGTTGACATTGTCGATAAAAATAATAATAAAATTATTGAAGTAAAGTTTCCATTCGACAAAACCTCTGTTGAATTAATAAAAACATACAAAAACAGTTACTCCAACCCCATTCACCCGGTAAATGAATATTATCCATCAATAGGATGGAATCCTACCACTAAATCATGGGACTTTGACCTTAACGAACATCATATAGATTGGATATATACTACATTTACCAATTTTACTTTTAGCACAGAATTTGAACAGTTGGCAGGTGAAATAAAACAAATTAAAAATAATATTGAAAAGTATGTTCCAATGGTTGTTTTTGATGGAGAATTTAAATTTATCAACACGCATCAAAATATACCTCAGCCTAAAAGCAATGATTTATTAGAAGTGTTATTTGAAGCAAAACAGTATGGAATTACCGTATGGGATGAAAGTATAGATATCGCTTTAAAATCTAATGAAGTCTCACCAGCGACTGTTTTGTTATTAACGCATCATTCTCAAGAACCTATAGAGTTTCCTTTCGAATTAGAAAATACTGAAGATATAATAAAATTTTCAAATAAGGTTCTATTCATAATTCCGGGAGGAAGTGAGTTAAGTCACCTAACACAAGTATATGATTTCTTGAAATCAAAAAATTATTCTAGTGATCAAATGACTGTAATGTTCAGACTTGATAGCAGTTTTGGAAAAATGTGTAATAACTATATTAAAGAAACTAAATTAAATAATCCATTGAATGAAAATATACAGTTTGTGTTCATTAGTGCAAAACTTCCTAAACCCTTAATTGAACAACATATACAGTTCGATACTATATTTAATCTCGGAAAAAATTCAGCCCATTACTCACTACGTCAATTTATAAAAAGCCATCATAATGTAATTAATATAAGCATCTAAGGAGACCAGGTTGGCAAGTTGTAAACTAATAATACAAGATGAAGTAAATTTAAAAATTGAAGGGTTGGACTTAGATGTTCGTAAAGCATTGGTTAAAAAATTTAAATACGAAGATCCAACTGCACGATTTCGCCCCTCCTTTAAATTAGGGAGATGGGACGGAACCGTTAAATTTTTTGGAATTGGTGGATCTAGTTACCTATCTTTATTAGAACCTATTTTAGAAGAATTAGAAAATAGAAACTATTATATCGAATTTGAAGATCGAAGAAATAGTCCAACATTAGAATTTGAAAAAATTAATGAAGAATTTTGGGGGGATCTAACCTGGCCCACAGGACACGAACACGCAGGCGATTCTATTAGGTTACGAGATTATCAGGTTAGTGTCATAAACAATTTTCTAGAAAATCCACAATGTCTACAGCAGGTTGCTACTGGTGCAGGAAAAACTATAATTACTGCAACTCTATCAAAACTTTGTGAAAAATATGGGCGCACTATAGTAATTGTTCCGAATAAGAGCCTAGTTGAACAAACAGAAGCTGATTTTATTAATTGTCGATTAGATGTAGGAGTTTACTATGGTGATAGAAAAGATTTAGGGAAAACACACACTATATGCACATGGCAGAGTTTGAATATATTAAATAAGAAATCTCAGGACAACGACGAACTCTTAAGTCTCGCCGAGTTTTTAAATGGGGTACAGACGGTTATAGTGGACGAATGTCACTTGGCATCTGCCGCAGTTCTACGAAGTTTGTTGACTGGTAATTTAGCTAATACTCCTATCCGCTGGGGACTAACTGGCACAATTCCTAAACTAGATATGGAATACCAAAGTTTACGATGTAGTTTAGGCGATGTTATAAATTATGTTAGTGCCAACGATTTGCAAAAGAGAGGGGTATTGAGTAACTGTCATGTTAACATAATACAGACCGCAGAATGGAAAGAATTTAAGAGTTATGCTGAGGAATTAAAGTATCTAGTTACAGACAAAATTAGAATGGGATACCTAGCCAATATAATTAAAGAAATTACTGACAGCGGAAATACACTTGTGCTGGTAGATAGGATAGAATCGGGAAAATTTTTACAGGGCAGACTAAGTGAGTTAACAAATTTACCAAATGTAGCGTTTGTTTCTGGAAACGTTAAAACTAAAGATCGTAAAATTGAATATGATGAAGTTAAAATCAGCAATGATAAGATTATTGTGGCAACTTACGGTGTGGCCTCTTTGGGTATTAATATTCCACGTATTTTTAATTTGATTCTTCTTGAACCTGGAAAAAGCTTCACACGAGTTATACAGAGTATCGGACGAGGTATTAGACGGGCCGAGGACAAAAATTTCGTACAAATTTGGGATCTTACCGCAGCAACCAAATACGCAAAACGTCACCTCACACAACGAAAGAAATTTTATAAAGAAGCGAAGTACGAATTTACAATTGATAAAGTTCAATACCAATGAAAAATTCAAAATTCTCAATAGTAATACCTACTATGTGGAAATATAAACCTTTTATAGGTTTCTTGAAAGATCTAGTAGAGTTTCCCTTAGTTGATGAAGTTATTATTATTAATAATAACAGTAAGGAAACCCCTGATAATGAAATTCTAAAACACGACAAAATTAAGTTGAATGATTTTGGTGAGAATATCTATGTAAATCCTGCATGGAATCTCGGAGTTAAACAAAGTCGAAATAAACAAGTATGTATTGTTAACGACGATATTATATTTGATCTCAGATTATTTTATAGAGTAAATGAAGTAATGACTCAATACACTGGCGTACTTGGACTATGTCCTGGCGTCTCACCAGATCAACCGCAGTTTGTAAATGGATCTATCAATATTATTCCATGGACAGGAAATCGAATCCTTGGGTTTGGTTGTTTAATGTTTGTCCACCAAGATTGGTGGATCGACATTCCACCTGATCTAAATGTTTACTTCGGAGATAATTGGATCTTTGACACCTGTATAATGAATGGGAGACCCAATTATCTAATTACCGACCTTCTTCACCGTACCCCGTATGCTGTCACGACTTCGGATCAAACTAACAAATTTTTTGATAATTTCTTTTCCGAAGAAGAGGCATGCTACACAATACATAAAAGAAATTATGCCAATTCTACTGCAATCATAAATTATTGGTTTTTACGACATCAATATGAATCAGCCCGTGATACACCATCAGATATAAATGAACATATTCCGACTTTATTTGAATACGCAAGAAAATGTAAGACTATAACTGAATTTGGAGTTAGAACCGGAGTCAGTACTAGGGCATTTTTATTGTCTGATGCTGTATTATCTTCTTATGATATTATACAGGATGATAATGTTCGTTCTCTTTTTAATAAGGTTCAAGAAATTGGTAGAAATGCTCATTATTATATAGCAGATGTCCTTAAAATTGAAATATTTCAAACTGACTTATTGTTTATAGACACCGATCACACATATATCCAGTTATCACAAGAATTAAAATTGCATGGAAATAAGGTAAACAAATACATTATTCTTCATGATACTGTGACATTTGGAGCAGAACTTACTCGTGCAATTTTTGAATTCTTATCTAATAATATGAATTGGCGAATTAAAGAGCATTTTAATAATAACAACGGGTTAACTATTTTAGAAAAGATGTTATAATATAATTATGCAAATTTTGACGCTCGAAAATAAGACATTTTTCTTAAACGATTTACCAGAAGAAGTCGATGATGACATGAGATTTTCTGTATTGGATAACAGTGATCCATCTAATCCAGATTATTTCTTTATTCCTCTGATCTTTTTAGAATCGTTTACCTGCCCTGCCGCAGTATTAAAAATTGGTGAATATGAACTTATTATGCCATTGGATTGGTGTACTATTGTTGGCGATCCGCAAGGGCCAGAATTAGAAGTTCTTCCGTTAACAAGTTTAAATGATAGGGGGTTTAAAACATTTTGTTTCAATCCAATAAATTCATTTAGACCAACTTTCTTAGATATAGATATTATAAACGTTTACCAAGATGTTAAGTGGTATTTTCCTAGGATGAAAGTAGGACAGTTATTAACTACACCATTACATGCTGGAAGTAGTCCTGTTTGCGCATATTTCGTAAAAGAAGTTACTAGACAAAGTGAACTCATAGATTACACCAAATGTTGGTAGAGAAACATGAGATGCTATAGTAAGTGTTTTGTAACGCCAGAAGACCTAACAGAATATGAAGAGAATCGAATACTATTAAAAGTAATAGAGGCTAGAAAATCTAATCCATCTATACAAAGTTATTTAGATAAAGCCAAAGCTATATACTACCTAAGTAGAGAATACAATGCCGATTAGTCCCAATGAATCAAGCAAACCATACTATGGCCCCAAGATTCAAGCGGAAATAAAGGACAATGAATTATGGTGGAAAATACGAAAAGCAGCTAAAACAGATCCAACCTTACAACGTATTTTAGATCAGGCCAAAGTAATATATCATTTGAGAAATAAAAATGCTTAATATCAAACAAGAATTAGCAGCAGTTGATCATAAAAATTATGATTTTTATAATACGCTTTCTGACCAAGAAAAGAAAGAATTTGCTCCATTCGTACTGATGCGATATACCGCGAGTGTACAAGGTGATCGAGATATACAAGAATGGTATTTGGAATTAACAAACGAAATGGTGAATAAACATCATTGGGTTCTGAGTAAAAATCATAAATCTCTATTATGGAAATTATTTGCAGGAATAGGAACAGGAGCAAATGCATTTCATCCTTATTTGGCATCAGGGAAAAAATTAAAAGCAAATAAAATTGAAAAGCTTCTATGCGAACTTAACCCAGTTATGAAAATGCGTGATATAAAGTTACTTGCCAGTATAATGACCAACGACGACATTAAAGAATTGTTTGATAGTGTAGGGCTCGACAAGAAGCAACGAAAAGAATATGAATGAATCTACCTTTGATAAGATATTAGATAGGGCGTTTGAAAATTGTTTCCATTTTTATATAATGCGGTTACAGAAAGAGGTAAACTGGATTTCGTTTTTACGATCTCACGGTGCCGCTGTACACGAATATAAATTGGTATTTAGATCTGACAATGATAAACTTTTGTTTTTATTAAAATGGTTCGATTATGATCCCCTCTCTACAGAATCAACCTCATAAATGTGTTCATTGTAATAAGAGCTTTAGACAGGAGCGTACCTTATTCAGCCATATGTGTGAAAATAAACGTCGCGCAATGCAACGTGACGAGAAACGTGTTCAGACCGGATTCATAACCTTCGATAGATTTTATCAATTAACCCAAAATTGTAAAAAATCTAAAACCTATGAAGAGTTTTGTAAGAGCCCATACTATAATGCATTTGTTAGGTTTGGATCATTTATTAATAATGTAAATCCACTATATCCTAGCAAGTTCATTGACTTCGTAATTAAGAGTGGGGTCAAATTAGATCATTGGTGCAGAGATGATTTGTATGAACAATACCTATATGAAATGATTAAAATTGAACCAGTAGAGTCTGCTGTTCAGCGTACCATACAAAATATGATGAATTGGGCAGATATTAGTCAGGCACAGTTTAATCATTATTTTAATTACGTGAATCATAATAGAGCCGTACACGATATTCTCAATGGTAAAATATCTCCATGGGTGATATTGAATTGTAAAACTGGTAAAGATATGGTAGGTGGATTTAGTGACGAACAACTCGAAATGATTGTCCCAGCATTTGATGTACCTTATTGGTCAAATAGATTTAAAAAAGTTCCGGCAGATGTTGAATTAGTTAAGGAAATCTGTAAAGAGGCAGGTATAGAATGAAAACTATCATCATTCCTTATTCTAATCTCGGTACAAATATATTTATACCAGTTGTTAGAATAGTTGATTGGTGTCATAGTCAAGGACTTACAAGAGATAAAAATTACGACTGAGCTTTTATGACGGAAAAAAGAGAAGTACTGTTTAGATTTTATAATGACGGAGAAAAGATTGCTAGCTTATTCGCATTAAAATGGTTATGACTGATATTGATATTGATTTCGCCGATCGAGATACATTGCTGTCAAAAATTCCACATGCAGTAGCAAGTAGAATAGATCATGATGAGCTCAAAAAGCATAACACAGGTGTCTATTTTCAAAAAATCCCAATTAATCCATTAACCGGGTTATCTTCTATTGATTATGAAACTGCTGAGAAGCGAGGATATTTTAAAATTGATCTCTTAAATGTTAGCGCATATAAAGGGATTCAAAGTGAAGAACACATTAAACAATTATTAGCAATTGTCCCCGAGTGGGAATTATTATGCGAAAAAGAAATATGTGATCAGCTCATACACATAAATGGATATCATATTCTACTGTCTAGATTAAAACCAAAAAGCATAGAAGAATTAGCTATAGTGCTAGCATTAATTCGTCCTGGTAAAAAACATTTAGTAGATGATTGTATTAAAAATGGATTTAATAATATAAAAAATGAAATATGGAAAAAGCCAAATGATGATAGTTACGCATTTAGAAAGGCGCACGGAATTGCGTACTCACACCTGATCATTATGCAACTAAATTTATTATGTCAAAATTTATTGGAAAATAAAAGCTAATTAAATCTGTCTAACTCTTCTAACTAATTGTATTGATTTACGCTTAACACGTTTTTCAGCGATTTCCCCTAAGTTTACTATAGGGCCAAAGACAACTTCTATGTCTTTTGAATTAAATGTTTTAATATACACTCTAAATGGTATCATATCTTGTTTTAAAAAGATACTGATAGGGAGTTTTCTATTACTTTCCCACCACCATACTTCACCAATTTCTAAAAATTTCTTTTTCTCGATCTCAGAGCGGATACTAGCATAATCATATATACTAGCAACATTATTATCAAAGTTAATAACAATACCTAGATACTCTACTCCGTTTGACTTTATACAAGTTAAAAACGGAAAAGTTTTTTGAAAGCTATTTTTTACAATCATCTTTTGCCATAAATACTAACATGAAATTACCAATCTATTTATATAACAATGTGTTCGAGCTAATATTAGATTTGGACGATAACAATAGGATTAATAGAGTTATGTATCAACGCGACCTGGTATTACAAAAGGGTATTAAAAATAAAATTCAGCTTCAATTTAAAAACAGTGATCAAAAACTACTGAATATTACAACCGGTACATTTGTATTTGTCCTATTTGACCCCGAAAATCAAAGAAGCCTAATTCAAAAAGAGGTTACTATTTTGGACGATGGAGCAACATTGGCGTTACGTGGATTAGGACAGGTTGAATTTACCGAAAGCGACATGGAAGCCTGCGAAAGTACCTATTATAAAGCCGGTATTAAAGCATTAGATACGAGCGATAACTCGTATGTTCCTACTTACGCAAATACATATTACGGAGTAGGTGCAACTGTAGAAGTAAAACACGATCTTTACCCTACAATGGTTCCTAGCCAAGAAGTTACCAAATTTGAGGTATATTATAACTCTACTCTACCTTTCCAACAATACGAATATTATACCGGAAATCTAAATGCACATCCAGAACAAAATTCTAATGAAGCATTGCATACCGTAGCAGTATATATGACTAATTTTAAGGGACAGGTTATCGTAGAAGGTACATTAGAAAATAGTCCTCCTACGTTTGGAAACTATGCTGTAATTAATACCTATACGTATAATAAATTTTCTGGCATCAATTATTATAATTTCAATGGGGTATTTTCAAAAATTCGTGTTAGATATATTCCTACAAAAAATCCAATAACCGGACAAAATAACGATACCGCATTCGCAGGTACGGTTGACAAAGTATTGTATAGAAGTTAAACTTTATGTATGAAGGCTCTTCATAGTATTTTCATATTTTTCATATTGATAACTTCGGCGTTTGCGGAATATCCAGATCGACATGTAAGAGTCGTGGTTCCGACGAGTGCTGGATCAACTACTGATTCTATTGCTAGATTAATTACTAACAGATTATCGGGAAAACTAAAACAACAATTCGTCATTGACAACAGGCCAATTGCACATGGCAATGTTGGAATCTCAATTGCAGCTTCTTCCTTACCCGATGGCCATACATTGGTAATAGCCGGTTTAAATCATTTTACAGTAAATCCATTATTATATAAATCAGTCGGCTTTACAGTAGATCAATTTGACCCTGTTGCTATGATCGGAATGACTCCTAGTGTGTTAGTGGTTAATCCTTTACTTCCTGTTAACACTCTTTTTGAATTTACAAAATTTGTGAAAACCAATAATGTTAATTATGGGTCATCAGGGTACGGAAGTACCATGCATTTAGCCGGTGAATTGTTTCAAATTCTCACTGAAACTCATATGACACATATCATCTATCCATCACAACCGCTCGGACTATATGATATAATTGGAAACCGCATCCACGTAATGTTTAGCCTTTTACCTAGTTCTATACACTTTATTAATAACGGATCATTAAAAGCAATTGCAGTTCTTTCTGAGGATCGAGTTGATATTTTAAAAAATACTCCGACTACTAAAGAAAGCGGACTCCCGAAATTAATTGCTGTTGCAAGTTATGGGGTATTTGTTTCACATAAAACTTCTGCTAAAATTATTTCTTTGCTGAATAAGGAAATAAATGAAATTTTAAAGGATAAAGAAAAAGTTAGTCAATTAGGCATTTACGTAATAATCGGACAACCAAACGATTTAGCAAAAACTCTTAGTAAAGAACAGAAAGAACAGAAAGAATTCTTTGAACACACTAAAATTAAGATTGAATGAGCAATATCATAATAGATGCTGTAAGAAATATATGGTCTAACAGTCGAAAAACAAAACAGACTACAGGTGGGTGGAGTTCAGGTAATGCGCCGTGTTGCCACCATAGAGGAGAAAGACCAGATACAAAGAAGAGGGGCGGTATACTCTTTACGGCTGATGGGTTTGTTTATTCTTGTTTTAATTGTGGATTTAAAGCAGGTTGGCAACCCGGAAAAACTTTGAGCAAACATACTAAAGATCTTCTTCGTTGGTTAGGAATGCCAGAGATAGAAATTAATAAATTAGCATTAGAAGCAATAAAAAGAAAAGAAGAAATTCCCTCACCTA